ACTTTAATTATTGGTACTGCAGGTGGTGAGTTTACAGTTAGTGGTGGTGGAGATAATGATGCTGTTACACCAACAAATATTTTAATTAAAAAACAATCTAATCATGGTGCTGCAAATATAGATGCGGTTGCAGTTGCTAATGCTACTTTGTTTGTACAAAGAGCTAAAAGAAAAATTAGAGAACTTGCTTACAACTTTGATGTAGATGGTTATATTGCTCCGGATCTAACTATCCTTGCCGAACACGTTACTGATGGTGGTATTGTAGAGATGGCATATCAAGAAGAACCACTAGCAATTATTTGGTGTGTAAGAAATGATGGTGAGTTAGTTGCATTAACTTATCAAAGAGAACAAGAAGTAGTTGCTTGGCATAGACATGTTTTTGGTGGAGCTTTTGGAAGTGGTAATGCAGTTTGTGAATCTGTTGCAGTAATACCAACTGAAGATAGTGAATATGAACTATACATGATTATTAAAAGAACAATTAATGGCGCAACTAAAAGATATGTAGAATATTTAAATACATTTGATTTTGATGAAACAGATAATACATCATTTAATTTTTTGGATTCACAATTATCTTACAGTGGATCTCCAGCAACAACTATTTCTGGACTATCACATCTTGAAGGACTTACAGTTTCTATATTAGCAGATGGCGCAACACATCCAGACAAAACTGTTAGTTCGGGTTCAATAACATTAGACCGATCTGCAAGTGATGTCAAAGTAGGATTAGGATATACATCATTATTAAAAACAATGAGAATAGATGCTGGTGCGCAGAATGGTACATCACAAGCTAAAACAAAAAGAATATATGAAGTTACTGCAAGATTATATGAAAGTGTTGGTGTTGAGATAGGACCCGACCTAGATAATATGGAGAGAGTTCCTTTTAGAAAATCAAGTGATCCTATGGATCAAGGTATTCCACCATTCACAGGAGATAAAGAGGTAGAGTTTAGAGGAAATTATGATACAGATGGATTTATGATTGTCAGACAAACACAACCTTTGCCTTTGACAATCTTATCACTATACCCAAGGTTAGTAACAAATGATGGATAAACAATTACATATAGTACCTTATACTAAAGAACATGGACAGTTTATACTATCCTGTCAAATGAACCATAAGGTTTTAGAAGCAGATAGACATTACATTAATGTAGAAGGTGATGCTAAAAATTTAGAACAAAACAACTTAGCCTTTACAGGTATTGTTAATTATCAACCTATTTTTGCTGCCGGAATGAAAATGGTTTGGGGTAGAGTAGCTGAAGGTTGGGTGATTGCAACAAATGAAATTTGGAAAAACCCTTTAGCTGCAGCTCGTGCAATAAAAAAAGATTTTGCTAGAGTTGCAAAAGAACACAATATAGAAAGAGTGCAAACTGCAATTAGAAAAGATTTTAAACAAGGTCAAAGATTTGCAGAGTGGTTAGGTTTGGAGAACGAGGGGTTAATGAAAAAATTTGGTTTTGATGGTACAGATCAGTACAGATATGCGAGGATATTTTAATGAGTTCAGCTATACCTTTTATTGGACCAGTAATGAGTGTAGCAGCAGCTACTTCTGCAAATGAAATAGGAAAGTTTAATCAGAAAGTTGCTAACAGAAATGCAATCATTGCAGAGCAAGAAGCAGCAGCTCAAGCTAAATTAACAGAATTTAATATTGCAAAATTTAATCAAAGTTTTGAGAAGTTTCAATCCACTACAAAAGTTGCTACATTAAAAAGTGGTGTAGAACTATCGGGTACTGCATTAAAAATTTTACAATCTAATGCTGAACAAGCAGAGCTGCAAAGAGATATTATAGAATACAATGGTAAAGTTGCTGAAGCTAAAAAATTAGAAGAAGCTAACTTTGCTAGAATCCAAGGATCATTAGCAAGAGCGCAAGGTAGACAACAAGCTATAGGTTATTTAGCTGGAGCAGGATCTAGTTTATTAACTATGAAACAAATGGGGATGTTTAGTTAATGGCAAAGATACCTACATTTGAAGCACAAATTACACCTACTGCTGAAGTAGGAGCTGTAAAAAGTAATATACAAGTTTCACCTAAATCAAGTTTAGCCGGAGCCTTACTACCAGCAGCAGATGCGATTACACAATTCTATATAAAAGAAAAAGAAATATCTAACAAGGTAGAAGGTGGACAACTAATTGCAGATGCCAATCAAGAATTATTAGAAATAAAAGAACAAGCTAAATTAAAAGCTACACCAGATGAAGGTGTTAATTTTTTTAATGCTGGTTACAAACAAGTAGTTGATAAATACAAATCAAAAGCAAATAATAATTATATTGAAAAATATTTTGATTTAAATATTGCATCTAACAAACCATCTTATGTTAATAATATTTTAAAACAAACTAGAGCTAACATGGTTAAAACAAGAGTTGATCAAGTTAGTCGTATAGTTTCAAATAAAATTACAACTGCTGTAGAAGATAAAAATACATTTAACTTTGCAATCTTAGCAGAATCTATAACTGCAGATTATCAAGGTTTAGTTAATGATGGTTTGATTTCTGAAGCAGATTTAGAAATTTATAAAAGACAATTACCAGCTCTTGTAGAAACAGAGATGGTTAGAAAGATTGCAAATGATAATGCTTTTGCAGCACTAGCATCTTTAGATGATCCTAAAAATTATTCAAGTATTACTGGAGAAGATAGATTAAAATTAAAAAAAGAACTTAGAGAGTTGTCTACTTTTCAAAAAAATATGGTGGATTATCAAACTAATATTGGATTAATAGAATCTAAAAAGAAAGTTGTAGCTGCACTAAAAGGAGATCAACCAGATGTTCCATTAGGAATAAATCCCTCTGAATTAACATTAAATTATTCAACAGGTAATGAAGAATATGACAATCAGCTTAATGAATTAAACAATAAAGTTATTGATAATAAAATTAGTAAAGACACCAATTATTTAACTAATGATAAAATTATTAAAAAAATTTTAAATAATGAAATTAAAAATCCTTTTGAAAAATTTTTATTAGCAGGAGAAATAGAAGCTAAAAGTATTACAGAAAGAGTAGGTGATGGATCTATTAATTTAGATGATGATAATTTTTTTAATAACATTTTTGATAATCAACAAAATCCACAAATAATAAAAGCTAATAAAGAATTTTTTAATTTTATGGATAAAGTAGTTCCTTTAATTGAAGGATCAGTAAGCTCTAAATATTTTGATGAAAACTATAATAATAGATTAAGTTCTTTCAGACAAGATATGCACAATAGATTTATAGAAGGTGTAAGAAACAATATACCTGTAGCAAAACTATTAGATTCAACATCAGATAATTATATTGCTAAAGATATTTTAGATTACACTCCTACTAAATCACAAGTGAGAGATGCTTTACTATCTACTGCTAAAAAAAAAGAACCAATTTTAGTTAGTCCATTTTTTAAAAGAAAACAAAATGAAACACCAAATCAATATATAAATAGAATTACTGAATTTTATTTAAAAGAAGATGGCAGTATAGGACAAAGAAAAAAGAAAGAAGTTACTAAAGAAGATGTAATGAAGGGAAGTGTTTTAGAAGAAGAAACAGATAATGAATTTAATATACAAAATCAAGATCCAGAACAAATAGGATTTTTCGGAGATTTATTTTTTGGTAAAGATAGATTTTTAATTGCTAATTGGAATAAAAATTATCAAACTGATAATAGCAAACTAAATTCTGTAAAAGCAAGAGAGAGATTAAGTAGAGATTATACAGTTCCAGATGAAGCAATATCTGCAATAGAAAATGCTGCTACAAATTTTGATGGTGATCGTGGTTTTTCAAAAGAATATTTAATAGATGCTTTAACTAAAATTGGTCAGATAGAAAGTCAATACGAAACTAAAGTACAAAGAACAGATAAACCTGTAAAAGAAGAAACAAAATTTTTAGCAAGATCATATTGGCAAATAGAAGTAGATACAGCAAAAGATTTATTAAAAAATTCTGCTCCTATATTTGGTAGTAATTTTGAATCTACTTTTTCTAAAAAATATAAAGGAGAATATGAAACAGCAAGAGAAGGTTTGTTAAATTTAAAAGATGAAGATTTAGTTAATTTATTAGAAAAAGATGACACACTAGCTGCTAATATTGCAGCAGCATTAATAGTAACTAGATTTAACACAGAAGAAGCATGAACTTAATTGAACAACAAACATTGTTGCAAGAGGGTGGTTTTGATCAAAAAGATATTACAGCTTGGAAACAAGGTAAAGTAAAAGAACTTCAAGAAGGTGGATTTACTAATCAAGAAATTGCTAATGAATTTAAGTTTGAACCAGATACTAAGATTGTAAAAGATTACGTTAGCAATGTTGCTAAAGATTATTTATCTGGAAGAGGTATCATAATATCAGAAGAAGAGATGCCATATCAAACAGAGCAAACTAGATCAGATCAATTAAAAGAATTAAAAAAAGATATTAAACAAACTGTAGTAGGAGAAAAATTTGATGGAGATTATATTGCTGAACAAATCCTAGGAGGAAACCTTTGGAATTTAAGTAAACGAGCAGCAAAAGGTGAAGGTACTCCAGAAGCATTAAAACTACCAACTCCAAAAGATTATACTTGGACCGAGGAGTTTCTTACAACACTAGGAACACTAGCTGTTGATTCTCCACTTTATGCTGGAAGTGCTTTAGTTGGTTTACCAGCAGGTACATTAGGTGCTGGATTTACAGGTGCAATGATACCTACCACAACTAGAGCAACTATCTTAAAAGTTTTAGAAAATCAAGATGAAGGTAAACCTTCTGATGTTATGAAAATATTATTAGAAGAAACTTTAATGGAAGGTGTTAAAGAAGGTGCAAAGTTTTCCGCATCATTAGCTTTACCTATGTTAAAACTTCCGGGTGGTAAAGCATTAGCTGAAAAATATATATCAAGAACTGCAGCTCAAATAATTGGTTATCAAGGAACAGGATTATTATTAGATGAAGAGATACCAGATATGGGAGAGTTTGCTTCTACTGCTTTATTGTTTGGTTTATTCAATATTAGATTACCTAAGAAAAAAGCAGAAGAAAAATCAAAAAAAATTTTTATTGATTATGGAAAAAAACCTACAGATGTAGCTTTAGACTTAGCAAAGAATAGAACAGTAAGAGAAGATATATTATCAAACAATGTAACTGTTAGAGCTTACGAAATAAAAGATGCTAAGAAAATAGAAATACCAAAAGAAGATATAAAAGTTATAGAGAAACCAAGATTTGAAGATCCTATTGCAAATAAAGCTGCAGAAAATATTTCTTTTGAAACAACTAAACTTCCAATCACACCACAACAAATTAAAGAAACTGTAAAACAAGCAGCTAAAACTTCTAAAAGAAAATTTGTAATTAAAGCAATAGATCAAAAATATCCTGTGTTAGAAGCATTGAGAGAAATAAATGTTAAAACTAAAACAGGAATTGAAAAATTAAATGACTACGAATTTTTAAGATTACAAGAAGGAATGAAAGGTAGATCAGCACATTTCATTGAATTTGGAACTCTTGATTTTAAAACACTAGATGAAGTTGGACCCTCTTTAATATCTATTGTCAAACCTTTTGTAAAAGATAAAACTGAATTAAATTTATTAAGCACCTATCTAACAAACAGACACGCAGTAACTCTTGCTAAAAGAGGTAAAGAAACTGGTGTTGATATTCCAAATGCAGAAATATTTTTAAAAAAATATAATAAAGAAAAAGTTAAAGATCCAGACACAGGTAAGATGATTACCTATGAACAAGCTGCAAAAAAAATAGACGCATATCAAGAAGCTGTTTTAAAATATGCTTTTGATGGCGGATTGATTACTAAAGAAGCATATAACGCATTTAGAGAAATAAATAAAAACTATATTCCTATGGCTAGAGAATTACCTAGACCATTTGAATCTGGATTTATAAAAGGATCTAGTAATCCATTTAAACAATTAAAAGGATCAAAAGCAAAAATTATAGATCCATTTGAAAGTATTGTTAAAAATACAGATTACATTGTAAGAATGACAGAGCTTAACAAAGCTAAGAATGATTTTATTAATACTATTTTAGAAGCTCAAAAAAAAGATCCGGAAGCACTTAAATGGATAAGAAAGAAAAAAGGTAATTTAAAACCAATTACAGTTCAAAGAAAAGAATTAGAAAAATTTTTTGATAAAGAAGCATTAGACAAACTTTCAAATAAAGGTGTTGAAGAACTCTCTATATTTAGACAAGAAGTTGTTTATCCAGATGCTACTTCTATTTCTTTAAGAAATACAAAAACTGGTAAGTACGAAGTATGGGAAGTTGGTGAAGATTTAGTTACTGCTTTTAGAGTTATGGATAATCCAAGTATGAATTTTGCAGTAAGATTTTTAACAGCACCAACTAGATTTTTAAGAACAGGTGCAATCGTAACTCCAGATTTTGCCTTACCAAACTTTTTTAAAGATACAATGAACGCAACTTTTTTATCAAAAGTAGGGTGGCTACCTATTGTAGATTCAATATTAGGAATATTTCATGTTGTTTTTAAAGATCCTAAAAGAGCTACACAAGCATATAAAAATTATTTAAAAAGTGGTGCAGCCTTTAGTACATTAAGATCATTAGATAGAACAATGTTTGATACACCTGCTCATCAAATATTAAATAAAGGTGTTATGAGAAATGAATACTCTACACCAATATTAGGACAATTTAGATATTTAACAGAAATTTCAGAAGAAGCTACTAGGGTTGCTATGTTAAATAAAGTTCTTAAAGAAGCTAAGAAAAAAGGTTTATCAAAAAGAGATGCTTTAGAAAGAGCAGGATTTGAATCAAGAGATTTATTAGATTATTCAAAAAAAGGAACTGCAGGTGCAAGAATAAATAAAGGTGTTCCATTTTTTAATGCAAGAATACAAGGATCTGTAAAAGCCTATGAAGCATTTAGAGATAGACCTACAAAATTTTTAAGTATGATTGGACTTACTGTAATATTACCAACAGCATATTTTTATTTTTCAAATGTAAAAGATAATGGAGAGCTTGATGAAGATTTTAAAGAACTTCCAGACTACATTAGAAATAATAAATACTATACAAAAGTAAATGGTGAAGGAAGATTTTTTCCAAAAGGATTTGAAGTAGGTACATTTTTTTCTAATCTTACTGAAAAAGTTTTAGACTATATGAGAACTAATGAGAAACAAGGATTTATGAAATATGCAAAAGAATTTTTATTAGAACATGCAAAAGGTTATACTCCAATTCCAACATTTGCTAGACCTTTTATAGAAAATCAATTTAACTATAGCATATTTAGAGAAGCTCCAATTTTACCACCGGATGCTCCAAAAGATATGCTTAACTCTTATTATTCTACAGAGTATACAAACCCAACTATAAAAGCACTAGCAGAAAATTTAGCAACTATGGTTGGACCCGATAACTATTTTGCAAATCCAATATATGTAGAAAATATATATGATTCTTATTTTGGTTCGGTTGGTAGAATGGCTAAAGAAGCTATCAATACTATAGCCATAAAGGGTGGACTTATAGAGGACCCAATTAAACCGGAGGACCCATTAACAAAGATACCCGGTATTAGAGTATTTCAAGCTAAAGATGTCTATGGATATTCTAAATCAATACAAGTATTTTATGAATCAGTTAAACCATACAAAACTATATTGAATACAGTAGATTATCTGGATAAGATAGGAGATATAGAAGGATATTTAAAAGAATCTAAGAAAGTTAATTTTGATATAAAAGCAGTTTTAGATATACAAAAAGGTATGAAAGAACTATCAAAAGATATAAAGGTTATATACAATGCAAAAATGAAAGAGGATGGTACACTCTTTACTGCAGAAGAAAAGAGAGATTTAATAGATGACCTTTATAAGACTAGAATTGGTCTAGCTCAAAAAGGTGTACAGATTATTAAAAATGTTGAACAGAAGGATAAATAGTATATAGGTAAATCGAAATGACAGTATCAACTACAATTATAAAAAACTCTCACAATGGAAATGGTAGCACAACTACCTTTGCTTACAGTTTCAAAATTTTTGCGGACAGCGACTTAGTAGTAATTATTAGATCATCTACAGGAAC